AAATACCGGAGGACCCCCCTGTTGCCACTTGACCACCTGCCGTCGTTGGCCCGTAAATAGCTGAGTTTAGTGCGCTTTGCCCCACACCATCTGCTGTAAGACTTTGAGACATGCCTTTAGGAATCAAAGAAGTAACACCATAAGCTAACGCAGCGTTTCTAAGAGCATCATCTATATCTTTTCCGCCAGCTAAACTACCAATACCAGAACCAATAGACGCACCCATAGGTCCGCCGAAATACATCCCAACCGCAGTGCCGATCATAGGCAGTGCTTCTTTTGCGCTAGGTAGCCCTAATGCTTTTCCAAGATCACCAAAAATAGCCATATTATGTCACAATCTTTACTGTACCAGAATCATTATACAGTGCTCCTGTCTCAAGTCCAGTGGCGCTTGTAGGTAACGATGTTAATGTTAAGGTCGTACCCCGCATCTCTCCCGGGTTTCTTTCCTGTTGAATATAGATTTCCAGCACCCTAATCAAGTCCTCCATATACTGAACAGTGACTTCATCAAATGGTGTTGGCAGCCTTGGCGGTCCTACTGCACGAGAAGACACTAGCGCCTCCCATCCTGCCGGATATCCACCCTAGGACTTCCTAGCTTCCAGCGAACACCTGCGGCACTTGAGTCAACTCTGAAAGCAAAAGACCTGCCTCTTACTCGAACATCTAGTTTCTCTGTAAACTGTTGCACAGGAGAAGTGGCGGTTCTTGTTGCGGTCTTTGTTTCTGTCTGCAAGTAATTACCGCCGGGGTAGTTTCGTGTCTTCACAGTGAAATCTACTGACGGGTTAATAGAATCAGAACCGTCAAACTTTACGTCGGGAATAATCCTGCCTATGTGCATAAATCTTTCTCCGTCACCAACATCCATCTGACTTGACTCAATAAATGAATCCATAGGATCTCCGTCATCATCTTGCCCAAGTTCGTGGTTGTATAAATAATTTCCACCTGCCGCGATAGGAAACTGACGAATGCCACGATCCAACCAAGCACTTCTACTAAGTGTGCCGTAATACCAGAGCTTCTCTAGATAATTGTATATTACATACCTGTTATTCTCTTCAGAATTTTCAGAGGGGTAAAACCAAATTACCTCTCCCCACTGAGAATTAACACCAGAGACAACCTTCTCTGACTGTTCTTTGTTAAAGTCATTGAAAACATGGTCTCTGACTGTGCAAGGTAGCTGAGTTGTTTGTCCGGCATAGACGTAAAAGTTGTCGATCCCCATCCAAAACACAAAATCTTCCGTAGCTACTGCAGCCTTCGGACCCATAATAGTGATGTTAGATGCAAGCTGCTGTATACCAAAAGTGAACGGAGGGCCGATGAACCGCAACGAATGCAAAGATTTATCCGTCCAGACGAGAACCTCTCGTTTTGTTTCTACAGCTTGTACAAACGTAGACCCGGAGCCAAGACGAAGATCACCAGCGGTGTTGGTCGCGGTAGCTGTCCAGTCAGTAAGAGACTCTTGATCTGAGAACCGAATGAGTAGATTGTCCTGCACAGTGCTGCCCTGCGGGTTACACCCAAAGGCAAGAACATGACGATCAAGGTCAGAAACAAGAACCTGTTTAGCAATAACAGGGGTGTCTGACGCGCCGGAGAGAGTTCCGATTTCAACGGCTCGTTGAGCCAGACTATTGGTTTTGTCCCAGTAGTATAAGCCAGAGTCCCGAGGGTTAATAATTAGATCTTCACCAAAGTTGTCGTGAGACCAGAGCCTGAGTTCAGAGGTGGGTGTAAGTCCTCCAGCCGCTGCAACTCCCCACCCGGTAAAATCAAGTGTTGGATCAGAGTTGCCGACAGCCAAAAACACAGTTGATGCGTTAAAATGTGTTGCGGCTGATGTCCCGCTTGTCCCCCGTGTAAGTCCGGTTAAATCATTTCCTGACTTAGCTGTGTAAGTTATTAATTCTCGATCAATAAGAATAGTTCCACTGTTTGGAAACGGCGCTGCGTTCAACACAGTTAATGTTGTGCTGGTCGGGGGAAACGGCCCACCTTCGTTAACGATGGTTTGAAGACCACCCAATGTCGTACCACCAAAGTAGCCAGCACCCCACCCTGTGCCGCCTACTGTTGTATTAAGGCCAGTGTTTATCTGATAGCTACCCACAACACTGGCACCACCGTTACCTGTGTCCGAAGCGTTTGCCGGAAGAATGGATACTACAGTGTACTCATTGCTATCAATAACAGTGTCAATCTGATACTCCCTGTTCAGAACAACAGCAGATATTGCGCCGCCTAGAGTTGCTGCGCCACTAAAGGTCACAAAGTCTCCGACAATAGCACCGTGATTAACATCGGTAACGGTTATAGTAGTAGATCCATCTACCGCACTAAACGTCACTGCTCCAGCGGCAGTGATTTCACGAAGAGGTGTGATATCAAAGTAAGCACCCCCCTCTTCAATGTAGTATTTTACAGTAGTTCCGACACCCATAAAGTTTGAGCCGTCTAGCGCGACCCAGTTATGCAAACGTCTAGCCGTGCCTATAAAAGTGTCAGAACTATATTTTAACCATCCGCCAATTTTTTCAGGAAACCCGAGATGAAACCGCACCTTATCGCAGTCGAACCAACCCCCCTCATTAGAATAGGAGGTATACTCTCTGTTGACCCCGGGTCTAAATTGTAGTTTTGTTAAGGGCATAGCTCACCTACTATCTAGACTTTTTTACAGGAATGTACCCGTTGGCCCGTTCCGTCTGCATTGAAAGTTCAAGGCACTCCAGATTACTCTTGTTTGCTGCTACCATCTCATTTCTAAAACTTTCCACGGAGGCCCCCGTTTGTCTGGACTGCTGGGCGTTTTCCACCATAAGAATAGGCATCCATGCCATAGCACACCCCCACTCTTCCGTTGGGTCCCCTGTGTTTGGATTAGTTCCTGCTATTTTCATGAACCACGCGCAATCAAATTGGCGGCAAGGCTTGAACTTATCTAAAGGACAATTTTGTTTAACTTCAAGTTTCATTCAATGACCTAGTTTTTTGTAGCAATAATAACATCAACATAGGCAATGTTTAATTGGTTTGATGAACCGGTAAAAGCGCTAGACACAGACAAAGACCCTGCGCCGTGTGAGTGTGAACCATTACCGCCCGTAGAGTTTGTAGTAAACGATGGGCTAGATGCAGTGCCATCAAAACGTGCGTTGCCGTTTCCGATTGGTGAGAGACCAGATGTCCCTGCTTCATAGTTTGTTCTTAGATTAACACTACCAGAGTGGTTGTGTGATGGTATCTGTGAGGTGGTCAAGGTATGACCAGCGGTTGATCCAGATATGGAACTACTAACTGATCCAGATGCTGTGGCATCAAGTGAAGACAAAGCATTAGAGCCGCCGGAGCCAGCGGTGCCTGACACTACACGAATAGCTTTGTCGTTGTGTGTAGTAGATTTCGTCCAGCCCGTGGGTGCCGAACTTTGCTGGAAAAGCATTGCTGTCCCGGCAGGGAAGTCAGGTGTAAGCGCAGTGTTTAGCTGCAACTGAATATTGCTTGTGACCCCATCTAAAAAATCAAATTCAGCGGCTGTAACTCCAGTCGCATTCAAATCTTTTGCATAGTTTAAGTCAGCAACAGAACCTGTAAAGCCGTCAAGTTTATTAATTTCTGTCGCGGTTGAGGTAACTGTAGTGCCGTTGATTAAAAAAGGGTTTGCGTCTACAGGGCCAACAATTGGAAACGAACTACTAAAATCAGTAACAGCAGAAGCGGCGCCTATACCATTTGCATAAATTATTTTAGAGGCGCCATTAGCTACAGTGGCATTACCGCCAGAACCCTGCGTAAATATCGCTGCCTGACCAGAGTTGTTCTGGACCAGATAAATTTTATCCTGATCATCAGGAGTAATTGTAATTGTGTTGGTGCCAGAAGGTGTTCCTTCAAGCACAAGAACTTTATACTGTCCTTCGGACAAGGTGCCGTCCGTGGTAGTAAGGGTATGACTTGTTCCAACTAAAGTTATAGTCCCAACACCATTTAAGGCGCGGTCAATAATTTCAAAGTTGTTGTTTGTTGTTGCACCCCAAGTACCCGACTGCTCACCGGAGCCGGGTTTTTCAATTCCTGAGTTTTCTGTATAGGTACTAGGCATTTAAACCACCTTTTCTGTCCAAGTGCTGATTATAGCACCCGCATTTATCTCTGTCCACGTTCCACCTGTTGGATTGATCGGAGTCCAGCTTTCTGGAGGAGAAACATTTGGTGACCCCGTCCAAATATCCCAATACAGCCGCCCATCCGTCGTTTGTATCATAACTGCGGTGATTGTTACTTCACCGCGTTGAAGAAGCCCCCCGTTCTGTGTTTGAACAAACACAGCTTCTACATCAACCAAGGCTGATTGTACTAAAGAACCGGTGGTAGATTGAATGAACTCGGCAATCTGCTCCGATACGGCGGAGTATAGCATATTTGGAGCAGTGTCTTGCGTGAATTCAAAATCCTGCTCGGACACACCAGAAAGAACCGAGGTTCCAGCAGCTTCGACAATGAACGCCGCATCTTGCTCCGAGATCCCCGAAGCTATGTATGTCCCTTCTGTGGTTTGTACTGTGCTAAATACTTGCGCCGAGATACCAGTGGCAAAGCGCGTGAGGTCTGCGGACTGGAAGAACTCTGCGGTAGCTTCCATCAGGCCGACCAGAATACCGCTGCCGATAGATACCTTAACGGCAACCGCGCTCATATCTGCTTCGCCAAGACCTATATATGTTCCGGTAGCTGTTTCTTGAAAGTTGGCACTAACCGCCTGTGACCCAAACTGCAATATGCCTTGGGTTGATATAGGCTGGGCTGATAGTGCGTGTTCACCTAACATTACATGTCTTCCAGATATTCTTTTGCTGAGTCAACAGAAAGTACGAATGAAGTTAAATCCTCAGAGCTTTCTGCTACAACCGGCAACGCTAGCTGATACTCAATGCCAGAAATTACTTCACTTAATCTTACGCTATCAGTTGTCTGATCGGACACTAGCTGATCAAGATACGCGCAACTATTTGTTAAATCTGTAGTGTAAGTTTGTAATGTTGGTGCCGCCATCATCAATATCCGTTCTCGTTGTGCATACCAGTCATACATCCTGCGTACAAAAATATTTGATCTGCATAAAGTGTTTGAGAAGCATTTGTATATAATGTGCTTCCCGGACCATTTGACGCACTCATTTCAAGTGTAAGTCCATTACCACCTCTTCCCGTAATATCAAAAACTCTTGCTGGTTGATTAGTATTAGAATGAACGCTACCTACATATGAAAATCCACCGGTGCCACTTGCTCCATACCAACGATAGGAACATGGCCCAGTTATGGGTTGTACTATACTATTGTCTGTTACATCAAAAAGCCGCCAAGTCCAATAATATGCCCCAGAACTAATATATCCAAAAAAAGTCAATGAACACATATTTGCCCAACTTTGTTCTAGCACAGAATCACTCGGCAAAGTAAAGGTGGTTGACATCGTTCTGTACCCAGTCGCAGACGCCGAAGCAACAGAACTATCCCAAGTATAAAGTATTGATCCCAGAGCGTGTACCTTTGTGTGAGTAACAGCATCAGAAGCAATTTTCTCTGTTGTAATTGCGTCACTAGCTATCTTTGCCGATGTCACGGCATCCGCCGCCAACTTCGCCGATGTCACGGCATCCGCCGCTATCTTTGCAGTTTGGATCGTGGTGCTTGTTCCAAGTATGTTTGATAAATTACGGGCGTTGCTCATGTCGTATCCTTACGGCTTAGTAGGCCAAGTAACATCATCGAGGCTGGTTGCGCTGTCTGTGATATCCCGCAGTGCCTGACGATACGCAGTTTGCGCTGCGGTCATCGTGAGGTCGCTAGATGCCCACCAGTCTGTAGCCGCAATCAAGCGGTCACGTTCTGCGCGAAGCAGTTTCATAGGCTCTGCTGCGCGAAGTTCTTCAGCCTTTGCGTTAACGGTTGCCCAGTCAGTACCCCAGTCAGATGGGCTGCTGCTTTCGATAGCTGAACCGTTAGCGTCTGCGCCGGTTACTTTGCGGAACATCTCGTTGAACTCAGCCTCAGTGGTAGGCTCACCACGAAGCACCCATTCGGTGATGCCTAGTTCTGTGAGTGCTTGTGATATGCTCATTTTATTCTCCTATCCTACTAAATGACCACGAAAATAAGTGTATCTAAAGTTACCATCTGCATACGCATCCGTACCATCGTCTGACATTACAAAAATTGAAACGTAATCACTAGCACTCAAAGAAGTGACCACACAAAACTCACCATTTGTGCCATAAGAACCGCCCTCTGTTTGTATTCTTAACTCATGGTTATTGAGGGTGCTTCCGTTTTTATAAAGTCTAAATCTGTACACAGTAGCAGTGGAATTGCCGATGGAAGCAACAGCAAAATTATAAACACCCGCAATCGGTGCGGTGAATCTGCCTGTTGCAGTGTCGTAATGACTACCGACATTTACAAAAGCGTTACTAAAAGCCGTGGTTTCAGCATAGCTAGTTGTCATGCTTATGCTACTATCAGCACAAGCATAGAAAATTGGTCTTGCTGGTTGAAGGACTCGACCACTGGCATCAACAGTCAGCGCGGTGTTGCTGTTCGTTGGGTCTTGGATTTCGGAGACTTTCAATATGCTCGTCATTGCGCAATCTCCATAACGGTCAATGAGTATTGAACGAATCTCGGAGTCATAGTGCCGACCGATTCGTTATATGAATACCCTCGGAGCTTTATATCAAAAGAGCTTCCAGTAGGAACTGCTATGGTTTTTGAAATTGTTGTATCTGGCGGGTAGTGTGGATACACCAAAGAGCCGTCATACCACGGATAATTTCCAAAGTCGTGATTAATGCCATTAACTCGAAAAATAACACCAAAAGCACCTCTAGTTGATTCGGAAGTACTAGAGCCAAACCCGCTGGTTCCAAGTAAAACAATTTTATTTGAAGAGGATGTTGGGGTGTATGAAATTGTTAAAAGGTCGGCATAAATTCTGCCAGTACCACTATTAGCAATAGCGATTGTGGTGTTTCCAAAAGAATTTTGCATCTGCACCACATGACCCGGAATCTGCACACCGTTGCCGCTAGTCTTCTCGTTAATGGTATCGACATAGAGCGTACTCATTGTGCAATCTCCATTAGGGTCATTTGAGAGAAGTTTCCGGCGTTTTGCATATTAACATTTGTGCCAGCATAAGCGGCTCCTTGAAGATAATATGTTACTCCGCTTGTTGTCGCTGGCGCATCAAAAGCCATAATACAGTCACCGCCTCTACGGTCTACATATGCCCCATTACTGTATTGATAATTGTCATAATTAACCGAACTTGCATAAATGGTGGTGCCGCCACGCAAGATACGGAACCCAATTCCAACATCGGAAGATATGCTGTGTATTCGGAATTGTGGTCTAATTATTATTAACACTTTATTCGTATTTGAGGTGGGTGTAATAGATGCGCTTAACCCGCTATTTGCAAAGGTGCCGGTTATTGATGTCTGTGTGTTGTACTCATTGAATACAACTTGCAACACACTACCCGCTGGCATCGTTGCGCCATTTGGTATGATGACACTGTTTGGAAACGATGCCTTGCCTGTGCTTGCGTCAAGCGCAATGCCGCTAGTCCCCGCCGCGTTGTTGATTTGGTCTACATTTAGTATCGAAGCCATTTATGCCTCACAGTATTGTTAAGTTGCCGTCAACCGTGATTGTGGCTGATGGGTCTATGGTCAGTGGGCCAATAGCCAGAGCATTTTCTGCCGTGGCAATTGTTGTGTTCTGCGTAACCGTCTGCTCATTAGTACGGAACACAGCCGTATGTACCTTCGTTACTGTCGTCTGGAAGTTCGGCGCGGTAATGCCGCCAGCAAAAGTCCCCCCAGTTGACGCAGC